CATGTGATCAGAATGGTCAGTGACTTCGAGGTTGTCCAGGAAGCTGACCGCCATCGCAACTTCGTCTGGCCCATCAGGCCACACCGGGATCTTGTGATGGACAGATTTCCTATCGAGTTCATCGAGATCGTCTACGAGAAGCGTTGCAAGCAACCGGTGGTGCTTGACTTCGTTTTTAGCGTGCCTGATGCGTTCGTATCCGCGTTTAGAAACGCTGAGTCGCGGGATTGTTCGTGAAGCGTCGTGAGCTGCTTTCACCTGTTGTTCGCGTTCCTCCTCAGACATCCGCTCCCACTTGTGCTTCTCTGCCGACGACTGTCCTCTTCGAGTGATGTCAGAGAACTCTATGGCCTTCTTTACAGCGGTGCGGCTGACATCAAACATCTGCGCCAACTGGTTCTCGCTGTTCTTTTCGTATAGTTCACGGAGCTTATCTTCACCCAGATATTCAGCGAATGGTTGGCCCGTATTATCGTGACCTCTACTCCAATGGTGTGCAAACGAAAGGTAAGAATCGTATGATTTAGAACATCTTGGACAGTTCCAAGTCATATTCTCAAAACACACCCACACAGCATATAGCTTGTGATGGGTTCTTTAGCCATTTTACGACGCAGAACTACTTACAGTAGATCGTGTCACGCATCTGCAACGTGGATGGAATGGAGGCCCTTTCTGCCGAGCTTCTTTAGGAGTAAGCTGTCGACCGTCCCACGGTGTGCAGATCTCACAGACGTGGTTGTCGCCAGCGGTCGAGACCTCTGACATCACTTCGAGATCTGCATCCGAGCCGAGTAGACGCTCGGCCTCGGAGATGGATGCCTCGTTGTGTGAGTACATCACCTCGGTCCTCGCGAGCGTCGTTGCCCGTGTTCGACCGATGGAGTCGACGCGGTCAGCAATGCGGCTGGCCATCTCACCAGGACCGACTCCCTCGGCCATGCCATTTGCCAGTTCACGGGAAATCTCACGAGCGACGTCGTCAGTGATCCCGCGGAGGGCCTCGAAGTTACGCTCGTAGAGCAGGGAAAGACGATCTTGGTGGATCGGCCGTTCAAACGCCTGACTGGCGTCGACTCCGTCAGAAGCCTCGTCCATCCAGCCGTGTTGATTGCGGATACCGCGCTCGTAGGCCTTCCGGACGTATGTATTCCCGTCGCGGCTGATGACATCCAGGACGCCCTCTTCCTGCTGCGTCCGAAGCCACTCCATGAAGAGTTCGTGCTTCTTGGCCTCACGCTCAAAGGCATAGTCTCGCCCTTGGAGATCCTCTGGATCGAAGTCAGCCAACTGCTCTATGAGATCGCGGGCCGCGTCGTACTGTTCGGCACCGAGGAGCTCGTAGTACTCATCGGGGACGTCGACCGCGGCCTGTCCTGAGAGCAAGTCTGACAGCGAGATCCCGCTACCGTCGTCACCAGAGAGTTCGAGAACGTCACGCTCAACGATCCCGCGACGGACCTCTGCACGGATATCCGCGAACCGGCCGCGGAGCTTCTGTGCGTACTGCCGTTGGATGGTCGTCGTTTTTGATGGGTCGTTGGCGTGGGGATTGCCGTCGTCAGTAGTGGGTCGAGCATACTCTTCCGCCAGCTGCTCAACGTGCTGTGAGAGGTGACGATGGTCACAGCCACGATCGCCAGCGACGAGACGCTCGCCCCAGTCCGACAACTGCGCCGTCGACTCCGCGACCGTGTCCGGGCCGACGATGTCGACGAACTGATCGGCCGCCTCGGTTGAACTCATGTGCTTTCACTGTCGTCGAGTTCTTCGGAACCATCTTCGCCAGGCATCATTTCAGGCGTGTCTTGTTCGTCGGGGAGTTCGAGCGGGTCACTTTCCCATTCATGCCGGTCGCGAAGTTCGTCGAGATCGAAGCCAGCGAGCTCGGCGAAGGCACCCGGTGGCATGTACATATCCGCCCCGCTCTCGGCGAACTGCGAGAACGCCTCCATCAACGCCGTCAGGTTCTCTGCCGGGAAACCCTCGCGGCGCAGTGGGTTCTCGTCCTGCTGGGGCTCGATACTGAAGTGGATCGAGCCTTCATATCGATCACCACTCGCCAGTTCGTCCGCCTTCTCCTCCAGGACTGGCGTGAGTTTCCGCTCGATGTAGCGCCGCTCGTGGTCCACCCGCTCGTTGTCTTTCTCGATCTGCGGGTCGACGACGAACTGATTGAGGTCGTCAGCATACGCAATCTGGTACTTCCCGACCGGCATCACCGAGAAGATCTGTTCGATATCGTCGCGGACTGCATCGCTGATGTCGGGGACCGTTCCTTCTTCGACCTGGACCTCGACCGAGTGCGGCACGAAGTCGACCCGGCCAGCGAAAGAGTCCTTTTCGCCGCCACGGTCGGCGTCTTCATCATCATCAGGGGCGTAGGTGCTGGAGACGTCCCCTTCATTGTGGGCTTCGGCGTAGTCTTCCGCTTGTGCCTGCGTCCAGTTCTCGGAGCTGTAGATGCGATGGGCGTATCCTGTCTGCCTGACTGAGAAGTCCCGGTCCTCGAGCTTCTGGACCAACGCATCGATCCGATCTCGGCAAGCGTCGAAAACAGAGGTCCCCCAGACCTCGCCGTCATCAGCGTCGTAGGTGAGTTTGATGATGTTGTCGACCGTGAATGGGATCGGATCTTTGTCGGTATATCGGAGGAGGTCGTCGTCATACTGGTTGTACGCTGCCGCCTCACCATCCTCCGTAGTCGGATGGTCGGCGTCGACATCGTCGTCCGGTTGGATGAGAACTGTCTGGTCTTCCCGGGTGTAGATCTGGAACGTTGCCGGGTCCAGTGACATCAACGCAGCCATCGCATCGGGATCTTCCTCAGTCCCGACCTTCTCGATCAGGGCCGTTCCCTTGCCTCGTCGCTTCGAGGGCAGCGATCCCAGAAGCGTTGCGAGATCGTGGCCCATCTCGCCAGCGTGGATCACGCAGTTAGACGCCCAGAGCTTCAGCGCCTCTTCCATCTCTTCGTCACGTTCGCCGTCGACGTCCTCGACGCGGATGCGGTATCCGGGCTCCGTGACCGCGAGGTCGAAGCTCTTCAGCGGTGCCCGTGTCAGTGCGAATTCGTTGTAGTACTTGTTCCAGTACTTGCGGATCTTCTCCGGCGGCGCACTCGGTTCCGACCGGACAGCCGCGTCCGAGCCGAAGCCCGCTGTCGTGCTGTAGCCGAGGATTCCTGGAACCGATCCAGCGTCTTCCTCAGATGTCGGGACCCGGTGTTCACCACGTGGCGCAGGATCGCCCTCCGCCAGCTGCTCTACGTCGTCCTCCGATGTGTCAGATGGTTCGCTACTCATAGTTAGTGCGTGATCAGCCATCCCTCGTCGCTGTGGTCCTCGAAGCTGGTCTCGTCCGAGGAAGCCCACGCGGCGATCATCGCGGCCTCCAAGTAGTCCGGCGACGCCGCATCAAGCCGCTCTTTGATGTCGTCCTTCGACGAAAGCGAATAGACCTGCTCGCCCTCTTCACCACGGCTCGCGATGAACTTCTCGTCGTATTCGAGCTCACGAGCCCCAGCCAACATCTCCTTCCGCAGCGTCCGGTCGAGAATGATACCGCCGTCCTCGAGCCAGTCACCCAGTGCAGCCATCCCCTCGGCCCACTTGTCTTCGTAGTCGACCGACTGGCACGCGACTGAGTTCGTGACGAACTGCCCGACGTCGGGAAACTCTTCGAGAAGGTTGTCGTGAACCGCCTCTCCCGATCCGATGAAGTCCACCGCGATCGGGTGTCGTTGCATCTCTTCAAGCTCCCGGGCGATCGCGTCGCTCTGGTCGGTGTGGTTCGTTCCGCGCTCCGCGTAGTGGATGACCATCACGTTCCGGTGGATCGTCGCTGCGACGGTCCGGTCCGAACTTCGGGCGACGTCGACCCCGGTTGCGGTCGCCGGTGGGAGCGTGACGTCGCCTTGGTCGAGTTCTTCCTGGAAGAGCTCACCGCGATCCCAGGCACCGTTGACGTCGGCGACACCGTACGGTCGGTTGACGCTCGCCCCCGCTGGCGGCATGATCCCGGCGCGACGCTTGAACCACCGCTTTGAGAGGTTCGGCTCGAAGCCGGGGTTCCGAGCGAGATCGTCATCGTCGACGAAGACGTAATTGCCATCCTCGTCGATACGTGGGGCAGACATCCGCAGTGCCTGTCTGTACCCTGGCCAATCGCTGCCGTTGAACTCGACCCAGTCGTCCTTGAGCTTCGAGATGTCGGCGATCCCGTCGATCTTCTTGTCGTCGACGCGGTCGGTGTCGATCTGGACGTTGTGTGAGTCGAACGTCGAAAATCGAACGACCTCCCAGTTGGGGTGGTCGTCCATCAGCGGGTAGATCGAGTTTGTCTCGTCGTCTGGTGGGTTGGCGATAGCGATCAGTCGGTCCCGATCGTCGCTCGCGAGGGATCGCATCGCCTCGATGACGTCCTCGTCGACCGCCGACTTGTCGGCCTCCTCGATGATGGCCAGC